TTTTCGGGGATTAATTCACTGTAGGTATGCTCAGTCTCTACCATTGGTACGTTATTATCTTCGTACCAACGTGTTGAGACCGGCCCCATCCAATTAGTGCTATACGATATCATTCTGCTGCCCCTCAATCCCATAGGTTTTCATAATACTTTCCGAACAGTCGGAACCCGTTAGTGATCCTTGCTTGATAGGCTTTGCGTCCATCCCAGTCAATCTTGAAGGTATCGTTCGGCCCTTTCTTCATCTCCTTGTGGCCACTTGGTAGCTCAACCCATGTTGTGTCATGTACTCCAGAAAAGAACTGCTGCTCCCATTCTTCCAACTTACTCTGATGTGCGAACAACATTTCGCCCAGTATCCAATCCCATGCGTCAAAGTGGTATTCATCAACAGCTCCACTCCTCCTGTCTACAACAGTACCAATCAAATGCTCTGGTCGGTCTGCTTCGTCTACAAGAGGCGCACCATGTGTAGTGGCACGAAGCTGTTCCAGCATCGGCACAACGATGTGTGCAAGTGTGTGATCCATCGACCAGGTATCCCACGGATCAATGCGAACACGGATCTTCTCCTTCTTCTCCCAGCCAATCCAGTTATGCCAGAATCTGTGCGTCGGATAGTTACCTATTCTAATCTTCATTGTACATCTCCCTATATTCTAGTTCATTCACCATCGCATCGCGGTACTGCGGGTATATAGTGTGCTGAGTTTCAAGACAGGCTAGGATGTGATCCGTGTCCATGTCCATCAGCTTGATATGCGTGAGCGGCTGGTCACCATCAACTCCATACGTCCCCCACTCCAGCGCCTCGCGGACAACCTCGTGCCGATCATCCCTCCACACTGTCAGAAACTCCTCATCACCCCAGCAACTGGCTCGCACATAACTCAAGCCGCCGTCAAGCATGTATTCATTTCCATTCTTATCCACATGCGTAACGTAGTCATGTACAGAATGGCTCTCTAGGATCGTACCATCCGGTGTTCGCATTGCATTCCTAATCATAACTCCCTCCTAAGTGGCACTTAATGACGCGAATAAGTGTCGTCGTTGTCCACTTATTAGCACGTTAAAGTGCCTTCTCTAGCTGCTTGATGTCGAAGTCATCTCTGACTTCGTTCATACGCCCCGTGTCGCCGTCATACAGCAACGCTGCCGCCCTCCCTGTCTCTCCAGTGAAGCGATTCTTTAACACTCTGACGCGCGTTGTGTTGCGTTCTACGAGGTTGTCGTCTTGACCATTACGTTCCAACCCTAGCACGATGTCGCTCAGCTGCGCTATCGACGCACTACCGCGTAGTTGTGCCAAGCTTGTAAGCCCACCTTCTTCATGCCCCTTACCGTCCGGGCGCTTAAGGTGCGAGACCAAGAACAAGGCAATGCCTGTTTCCTGCACCATACTACGAAGCTTTGTCATCGTCTCATCGATGGCTTTGCGCTCGTCGCCGTTCTCTTGGCTAGATACTATTATGGATAGGTGATCTAGGAAGACCACTTTGCAATCTAGTGCTTTGTGCATGTAACGTACACGGGCTATGATGTTTTCAACGCTTGTGCTGCCGAAATGATCGAACAAGTAAACTCTATTGGTGCCAACGGTGGCGTCGAAAGCTTCACGCATCGTCTCCTCCGGCACACTCTCCAGGTGCAGCATCTTCAGCAAGTACATAGACATAATCGACAAGATTGTGCGCTGCTTCGTCTCTTCCAAGAACAAGCCGCCGATGTTTACATCCGTCTCCGTCAATACATTGTACAAGATCTCCCGCACAAACTGACTCTTCCCCAACCCGGAGCCAGCCGCCACCGTCACCAGCTCAGCCGCTCGTATGCCGCGTGTAATCTTGTTTAAGCCATCGAACGGGTACAGGCACATCGGCTCCACTATCGGCTTAATAACGTCTAGCCAGCAATCAGCGGCGTTAACGATGCCGTCCGGCGTATACCTATCCGCTCCCCAGAATGTAGCAGTCCAGGCTGCTTGTCCACGAGCGCCATCCTTGAGCATATCCACTGGGTCGTTGTAGTCGCCAGATATGTTCATAATCTTAGCTTTGCCGCCGAACAACTCCCCCAACTTCTTAGCTGCGCTATGACCAGCGCTATCATTGTCCATGCAAATCACAATATCATCGAAGCTATCAAGCCATTCATAGTTGAGCTTGCAATCCTTCAGCGCTGTGGTGCTGCTTCGTACGCTGACGGCTGGGTATTTGTTCGCCATCAATTGATGTGCTGCCATCGCGTCGGTCTCCCCCTCTGTGACGACAATAGCACCACTCCCCTTGCTGAAGGCTTGTTGACCAAACAGCATACACTTACTAATCGGCCCTTCGCTGGGGAATATCTTGCCTTGTAAGCGTTTCTTGGCAGCAACTGGGGTGTGCTTATCATCCCCGGCGTAGTATGGATATGTATGCCGCTCCCCTTGCACGACAACGCCAAACTTCTTCACCGTCAGGGGTGTTATGCCGCGTTCTGGGATACCTTGCGGGTTTGCTGTCACCCCCGCCAATAGCGTCTGCGTAACCGTTGACAATCCCTTGTCTGTATTGGCTCTATCCGTTATTGCTGGCACTGGCTTCCCTCCCGTTGGTGGTATGCGTTCTGAACAGACGAAGCAATGACTCCAACCGTCCGTGTTTATGGCTCTGCCGTCGCTGCTGCCGCAGCTATTACATGACAACCTGGTCTGTACAAATTCGCTCATAGTCTATTCCGGCTATTCCGTTAAGTGGCTTATTATACACGTTGAATGGTGTTGTGTCTAGCCAAATCAACTTCTCCTACCTGTTTCGGGTTATAGTGGCAATTCCGCTTGACACATCAAGACCATTGCTGTAAAATGTACTTCGTTAGCACCGGTGAGATTAGCAGAAGCAACTAGAAACCAATTAAACTTCTCAGCTAAGAAGCTTTTCAGGGTTAGCATCTACTTATACATCCTACTAATCGGCTAATTAGTCTAAGTTGTCTATATAGGCGCTGACGTCAAACGTGCTATTGACTTCATTGCCAACATTGTCAACGGCAATATTGTCTTCACTGTTGATTTCACGCAATTCCGCTATCAATTCCATAAGCGCCCTGGCTTGCTTTTCCACTTCAATTGAGTATTTCATTAGTGCATCTCCTCCCGCAACGTATCAATCGCCCGGCCAATGTAAATGATCTTCTCTGCATCGTCCACTTCGTCCGCTTCTATCACCTTATCGATAAAAACAACAACGTCATACAAATCCGCCAACGTTCGGCGTTCTAGCGGGGTCATGCATCACCGATCGCTAACGTGGCAATGACGCGATGACGCCTACCTTGTGTCCAATCGTGCACAATTCCATCTATCATGGCAGCGACGTGACCACGCGTGAACAACAAATATGTGCCAGTGGGCAGTTTAGCGGCTATCTTGCCGATAGTATGCCCTGAGACGCTCTCATAAGCCCGTACCGGGGTTTTAAGCCTATGACATGCCATAGCAAGGGTGGGCAGTGTCGTTCCACCACGGCGCTTACGTCCAGCCCTAGCGCAAGCGGCGTGAGCGGCTTTGTACGTCGACCCGCTAGCAATTGCCAAGGCTATGACGCCACAATCGTTCTTCTCAGCGAATACATCACGGCTGACGTCGCGCATCCTCTCATACTTAGCACTCATGATCTTCACCATGCGCCGTGTTGTCGAGCAAGGCTTTCAAGACTATCAAGCCAATGGCGTTGGCGTGAGTGTTGAAGGCGTCGGCGCGGTTTAGCGTCTGCGCTTGGTCGTCTACGCCCTCTGCTAACAGTGCATACCAATAGGCGGCGTCGTTAGCGTGCTCACGCAAGCGCGTCTGTGCGTCGCGGTCATTGGGTAGGAAGTATTCGCTAAAGTCCATGCCAAATACCTCTGGCGTGTAATAGCCTTGTGCTTCGTCATTGATTAATGCGTCTAGTAAGTTGTTCATAGATTGCTCCATTGATTACGATTGTGCGATTATGTCGCGAAAGTTGGCATAGTTTGCCGATGTTACGAAGAACGATCTGGCACCTTCCAAGGCTCGTTCGGCCTTATTGGATCCCTTCCGGGTTAAGGTGCCGATGGTGCCGGCAATGTCGTAAGGTCGCAAGTCTGTTTCATCAAACGACGCCAAATCGTCCGGCACATGTACGTTATCCGATTCTAGACCTTTCGTATTGAAAGCTACCGCGATGTTATCACCTCGGGCTGCCGCTTTACGTAGCGCCGCGCGTGACTGAGTGCTATACATGCTACCGCTAAAGGTCAAATGATAATTAGATAGCGTATTCTTGCGTAGTCTTGATAATAATTTTGTATAGTCATAGAAGGCGCTATTGAGGCGCTGTGCTATTATAGCGCTAAAATCTACGTCACTAGTGCCGTTTAGGCGGAACAGTGCTGGTATGCCCGTTTTCAACGCTCTACGTTCGGCCCTGTCTATTTCGGCCAGCAGTTGCGCCTCGAACCAATCCGGGCGTAGTAGCATTAGGATTGTGCGTTTCGTCGCGGCCTTCTGCCCCGTCGTCATGCCTAGCATGCCGCTACTGATCAAGCACGCGCCCTCGCATCCACTAGCGGCGGCACCGGCACATAACGTAGCAGTCGCCACTTTGCCAGCCGGTTGTAAATACATAATATAAGTTTCGGCTTTGCCGGTGGAATCGCTCTTCTCTGTCTTCATAGAAGACCCGAATAGGTGCATAGGCGCGTTCATGTATTCGATGTGCTCTATTGCCCAACGTCTGGCACCGGCTGTAATGGTGCGCGTTCTCTTGATCTCTGTTGCTGTTATGTGTTTCATACGATGCCGCTCCTAAGTTGTTGCGTAAGTGTAAGCGTAATAGAGCGCTAGGGTGAATAGCGCGCCGGTCAATAATGCGTATATGTCTGTTTTGTTCATAGTCTACTCCGTTGTGTTGGCTTGATAGATTGCTGCGGCTAATCCGCGCGGTGTTAAACTTCTTATGTACTTCGTACGTGCCGACTTCCCCCCTAGGTTGGTGTGTCCGTGAAACTGTGCCAATTCCGGCACGACAAAACTTGATTGTATTGGCATTTTAGCGCCATTCTGACACCAAAGGCCAGTTTTCTTTGGATACATATCGCTGGCCGGTATCACATCAGGGAATTCCGGATGCGCACCGCTCGGGCATTGGTGGGCAAACATCCACGGATGTACATAGCCGGTGGGTTTCTTCCACCTCGTAGCTAGTATGCTGACGGGGTTTTCTACAATGCTTGGACAGGGCCATTGTTCAACCAATCGAGCTAGTGCGACGGCTTTGGCTTGGAAGTTTGGCACCTTTGCTGCTTTGCGTGCAAAGTGCGCGGCACCACTGACGGCCATATCTGTACAGGGAGTAAAGCTTAGGATGAAGCTTGGCTGTGCAAACCCCAAATCCGTCAAGGCGCTATTGATCTGTAGCACGACATCCGGCGCCGTCAAGTCTAGGTTTAGGCGGGTGTGGCCACCGGTGGGGCGTGGCGTGCCGCTGTGGTCGGTGTTGTCATAGTCTACGGATACGACGTTATAGCCGCCGTCGTCGAGCCACGGCTGCGGCGCGTAGCTAGACGAATTAAACAGAAACAACACTGTGGGCTTCAGCTTCATACCGACACCGATTCAAGGGCGAGCATTGCCGCTTCTAGGGCTGTGATTTGCGCGCTTAAGTACGCTTTATACTCACGCTCGTGTATATACGTCACACTCTCAAACAGGTTGTACAAGTCCGCGTGTAACAACTCTAAGGCTTCATTCATGGCTTCAGGTTTCATAGTCTACTCCTATTGTGGTAGTGAAATGTGGTGCGTATTCAGATATACAGCCAACTGATAGTCTGTAGCGTCTAAGTAGGCGGCGTCGTCCGCATGTGCTGCTACGAAGGCGCTAGCGTTGTCGATGCCGTATTGCAACACAAGTTCTTGCACGCTCAATACTGCCCATGTTTGCTGTCTAGTGTATGTTGTCATTGCCTACCCCTATCTGTATGTCAAAGCGTTTATGTTGCCATTTGATAGCACAATATCAATTGCAAGATTCAGCCATACGTCGTCAAAGGATAATAGCTCGCTGTAGCTGTACCGCTTACCCCTATAGGTAAAGACTTCAATGTATTCATCGGTGAGGTAGTCGAATAATGTTGCCATTGTCATGCTCCGTTGTTGTTGTGTTGTGATGTTGGGTTGATAATATGGGATAGAATCGTGGAAGTCAAGCGCATTGATGAAAATAGTTGAACTAATTTGATATGACCAGCGATTCCGTGGGTGGTGGCGTGGCAGACAGGCGGGTCGTGGGTGCTGTGGTGGCAGTGGTGGCTGTGGTGACGGTGGTGTCGGTGTTGACGGTGCGGCAACAACATCGCCTTTCACACTCCCCCGTTTGCCAGCGACTCCTCCGTTTGCCACCGCCTACCTCGCCTTGACCACCTACCTAGACTCAGTTGTTTATAATGACGTCAGAGCTCCTATGCGCCCCTGTCAGCAACGTTAGCGTCTACAATGGGTGTGTAGCGGGGGAGCGGTGGCGTGCGGTGGCGGGCGTTGTAGACGTTTGAGGCGGGGGAGTCGATTTAGACGGGGCCGGGGGGGCGAATGCGCCGCCTGTGTAGTTAGAGTAGCCGCCTAAATTTACTAAGAAGCAAAATTGACTTTGACGAAAAGCAAAGCACAGCCTATTACGCATATAAACAACACCGTCTAATAGCATTTCCGCCTTATATATCAATGTCTTATGCTATTTAGCTATATACAACTAAATCATGCGATAAAATCGCCTCTCCTATAGCGCATGACCAATCTCTCTAGCTGTCATTAACAATTTAGCTATGCTAATTTGCACATAAACGTCTAAATAGCTTGACTTTGCATAGTAAAGTGTGCTATAATAAACATCTTAGACAATGACGCGCTGATACTGAATAGCAGCTATGACAATAATAGATTCTGACATCAGAACCACGTCATAAACAACTTATCGTAATATTAACTAGTAGCTACTTCTGCAATAAATAGACGTAAGCGCTTCTCCGACGTAAGCGCTTCTCCGGCTAACACTCCGCAGCACAGCCTATATAGCTATATAGAGGGAACATGGTAGACAAAGACGACAACATAAGCAAAACAGCCGACAGCGAGCCAAAGAAGCGTGGGCGCGGAAGACCACGTAAGGGTGAGATTGTCGCGCACACCAGAGGGAATAGAGGTGTTGTTGGCAGACCACCCGGTGATGCTGCTATAATGGCAGAGTATAAAGCTAGAATGCTAACATCCCCTAAATCTAAAGCTGTTCTTGCCAAACTCTTTGATGTCGCGTTAGATGATGAGCATAAGCATCAAGCAGCTTGTATTAAGTTGTTAACAGATAGATTGCTTCCGTTAAGTAGCTTTGAAGTTGAGAAGAACACTAAAGGTATTAGTGGTATTACAATCAATATCACCGGGGGTAGTGAAATAGCCGTTGATGGTGAGGTGATAGAGAACGAAGACGTATGAGTAGAGTGGCGACGTTTCTAAAGATTGTCGAGAACGCTCCTCTCTACTACGGCAAGACACGTGCTATACGTCATACATCACCAGAGGGTGGGTTTGACACTGTTGGCTATGGGCACAAACTCACCGCTACAGACGTACACAACAACGCCGTCTATGAATACGCATTAGACGAATTAGACGAAGAAGCTGCTTCGCTAATCTTGCTACAAGATATACAACGCTGTCGAACATCGCTAACACGTAGGTTGAAGAAGCGTCTAGGAACCAGCTATGCCACTCTACCGATACGTAGTCAAGATATGCTGTTGGATTTTGAATTCAATCTCGGAGATGCGCAGCGTAAGTTTCCGATGTTTACGAAAGCTGTTGTCGAAGGGGATGAAGCCATCTACTCCAGAGAGTATAGACGAAGCTATGCAGACGCTCAGGGAGTTCGACACCCACTAGCACGTAACAATATCTTCTACGAATGGTTTCTAAGCGACGAGGCGAAGACGTATTATGGCCAATGACGTCACGTTCGACGTAGACCTCTTAGACTGGCAGCGTGAAGTTTGGAACGATGATACACGCTTCCGCGTCATTGCCGCTGGACGACGTACGGGTAAGTCTAGATTGGCTGCTCTCCTCCTCATCTACAAAGCTCTGACATGCCCAGCTAAGACGGCCAAAGTTTTCTATGTTGCGCCGACGCAAGGGCAAGCTAGAGATATTATGTGGGATCTGATTCAAGAGTTGGGTCAGGGGTTGATAGCATCGACGCATAAGAACGATGTCACGCTAACATTAGTGAACGGTGTTACGATAGCGTTGAAAGGGGCTGACAGGCCGCAAACGATGCGTGGTGTAAGTTTGTGGTTTATAGTGTTGGATGAATATGCTGATATCAAAGCTGATGTTTGGGAAACTATCTTACTCCCTGCGCTGTCTGACCATGACGGCGATGCTCTCTTTATCGGCACCCCGATGGGGCGGAACCACTTCTACGAATTATATATGGAAGCAAAGCTCGGCAAAGATGAAGATTATAGCGCCTATCACTTCACCAGCTACGACAACCCATACATTAAACGCGAAGTTATTGAACGCGCTAAGAAGTCCATGTCCAGTCATAACTTCAGACAGGAGTATATGGCATCTTTTGAAGCCCAAGGATCAAGCTTATTTGAAGAGTCTTGGGTGCAATATGGAGAGGAGGAGCCAGAGACGGGTGATTATTACATAGCTGTTGACCCCGCAGGCTTTGAAGCACACAAGAAGAAGATGACTAAGAACACCAGGTTGGATGAGACGTCCATTGCCATTGTTAAGGTGGGAGAGTATGGCTGGTGGGTGAAGGAGATTGTACATGGACGCTGGACTCTTGAGGAGACGGCGGACAAGATCTTCCATGCGGTGAGGAGTAACAAGCCACTGAGCGTAGGAATCGAGCGAGGCATAGCACAGCAGGCCATCCTCAGTCCGCTCCAGGATAGGATGCGTCGCTACGGCAGATTCTTTCGTATAGAACTCCTCACCCATGGGAACCAGAAGAAAACAGACAGAGTTGTCTGGGCATTGCAAGGACGTTTTGAGCATGAACAGATAACACTTAATCCTGGAGATTGGAACATTCCATTCCTAGATCAACTTTTCCAATTCCCCAACCCTTTGGTGCATGATGACCTCATCGACTCCCTCGCCTACATCGACCAGCTAGCTATTGAAACCTATGCCGGTGAAGAAACCTACGAAGATGAAGAATGGGAAGACATTGACCCCCTTACAGGATATTAACTATGAAAGATGAACTCTTCCCAGAAGATGACTTTGTTCTAGGCGAGACGATAGAGTCTTGGATACAGGATAAGGCTGATTCGTGGCGCAACTACTACGACTCAAACTACAAACTAAAGCACGAAGAATACTACCGTATCTGGCGTGGTGAGTGGGCTGCTGAAGATCGCACTAGAGAGAGTGAGCGCTCCAGACTAATCAGCCCAGCCACGGCACAAGCCATCGAAGAGAACACAGCAGAAGTGGAAGAAGCTACGTTTGGTCGCGGAGATTGGTTTGACATAAGAGATGATGTTGTCGACCAAAACCCCGAAGACGTTGCTGTTTTACGCACGAAGCTTCATGAAGACCTAGCCTTCACTCGTACTAAGTCTGTGGTATCGGAGTGCATTCTGAACTCTGCCATCTACGGAACCGGTATTGGTGAAATCGTAATGGACGAAGTCGTTGAACAGATACCAGCGACCGAGGAAGCTCTAGGAGGTGATCTAGTATCTATTGGGGTTAATGTCAAGAAACGCACGATAGCCAAGCTCCGCTCTATACTTCCTCAGAACTGCCTGCCTGACCCCAACAGCAGTAGTGTAGATGACGGACTTGGAATCATTATAGATGAGTTTGTTGGTAGAGAGAGTGTGGAGCAGCTTCAGGAGTCTGGTGTATACCGCAGCATCTCTGTCGGAGAAGCCTCTCCAGACGACGCCCTAGAACCGACACAAGATCTTACAATGTACCAAGACGATCGAGTTAGACTAACTCGCTATTACGGCTTGGTTCCACGTCATCTGCTACACGAATCTGATGAAGATGAATTCGAAGAAGACGCTGAAGTGGTGGCGTTAAGCGACGAGCAAGACGAAGATGGCGACGATAGCTATTACGTTGAAGCCATCGTAGTGCTAGGTAATGGCCACCTCCTTAAAGCCGAACCCAACCCTTACATGATGCAAGACCGCCCCGTAATTGCCTTCCAGTGGGATATAGTCCCCGGCAGATTCTTTGGACGCGGTGTCACCGAGAAGGCTTATAATAGCCAGAAAGCTCTGGACGCGGAAATCCGCGGGCGCGTAGACGCGCTGGCACTGACGATCCATCCTATGATGGGGGTGGATGCTACACGTATGCCACGGGGTAGTAGGCCGTCAATCGCACCTGGTAAGATGGTGAAGACCAACGGCAACCCGAAAGAGATACTCAGCCCCTTCAGCTTTGGTCAAGTGGATCAGATTACGTTTGCACAAGCTGAAGCACTACAGAAGATGGTGCAACAGGCCACAGGAGCCATCAACGCGGCTGGTATGCCAAATGCGGCTGCACAAGGTGGAGCGGCAGCGGGTGCCATCAGCATGAGCTTAGGAGCCGTTCTGAAGCGTCACAAGCGCACCCTCATGCAATTCCAATCCAACTTCCTTATTCCATTAATACAGAAGATGGCCTATCGTTATATGCAATTTGATCCTGAAAACTACCCCGTCGGTGATTACAAGTTTAACGTCAACGGCTCTTTAGGCACTGTTGCTAGGGAGTATGAGACTGGGCAGATGACACAGCTTATGCAGACAGTACCACCCGATAGCCCAGCATATCAAATACTGCTTAAAGCGACGGTGGAGAATATGCAGCTATCTCAGCGTGAGCAACTCCTCGCCGCTATAGACAAGGCTAACGAACCTGATCCAGCGGAACAAGAGGCAGCACAGGCGTCTCAGGCTAAGGAGATAGAAACACAAGATGCTGCTATTGCTCTCTTGGCCGGTCAAGCGGCAGAGTCTAATGCACGTGCCACTAAGTATGATGCAGAAGCCAAGTCCATCCCTGAGAAGGTGTTGATGGAGCAAGTGCAAGCAGCAACAAACAACCTCAAAGACGGCGAGAATGACGACAAAGAGTTTGAGAGGCGGCTTCGCATCTTAGCGGAATTGCGTGAAGAACGTAGATTGGCGGCGTCTGAGAAGATTGCAGAGAACACCATCAATCAAACAGCTAACGATACGAGTCGTTTAGCACAAGCACAAGCAGCCCAAGCGCAGTTAGCAGCTCCGGCGCAACCACCGATCTTATAGGAGATAGTATGGTTATTACACCACAACAGCTAGCAGACGTTGTAGCTCAGATAAATGGACACTTCGCCATCCTCGAAAGCAAGATAGAGAGGTTGGAGGCTAAGAGCATCCCCACCAAGAAAGAAAAGAAAGTGATTGACAAAGCAGGGTAAAGTGTGCTATAATGTGTATCTTGCTTTAAGATGATTTGGTACGGACTCTATTTCTACGTCCCCCTCAGCAGCCACTTCTTGGTTGCTAAGACAGCTAGTTTGTCTATCTGCACTTTCTGGGATATGCAGCGCTTTGCCGATCAGGTGGCGGGCGTGTGTATTCATTACGTTAGCTTGTAGCCCTATAGGATAACTACACATGAACGAAGAACGACATCAATATGTTGAGGATATGCTCGACTTGTTTCAGACAGAAGGGTGGAAGTGGCTTATAGCCGATCTTTCACACACTGAAGACATGTTCGCTAGGCTAGACGGCGTATCCACCATAGAAGACTTGCATTACGCTAAGGGTGTGCTATGGGCAACACGTAACATCATACGGATTCCAGACGAGATTAGAGAAGCAGCAGATGAAGACGAAGATGCGTAGACTATACGACTTTCGATGTTCAATAGGACATGTACAAGAAGGCTTTGTAGATGAGAGTATTACGACGAGGCTCTGTGATGTATGTGACACTACAGCCACAAGAGTTATATCCCCCGTCCGCTCTGTGCTCGACCACACGTTTCCAGGTGAAGCGATTAAGTGGGCGAGAAAGCACGAAGCAGGCGCGAAGATAGACACATCGCACAACCCTGTGCGTGAAGTCTAAACCCGAGATACCCTTTCGAGACCTCGGAACTTTCCCTCCACAACCGTAAGGCGGAGATTATAATGGCAACACCGTATATGCCCAGCGAGCGCGAAGAAGCACCGCTACCCGAAGATTCAGTGTTAGGCACCTTCGACGAAGACAAAGCCGACACCATACCCGAACCAGCGGCTCCAGTAGAGCCTCCATCAGCGCCACCACTACCCGATAAGTACAAGGGCAAGTCTGTCGCCGATCTGATTAACATGCACCAAGAAGCCGAGAAGTTCACTGGCCGACAGAGTGCAGAAGTGGGGGATTTGCGGAAAAGCGTAGATGCTTTAATTCAAGCCCAACTCGCACAGCCGACGCAGACTGCACAGCCTGCTGAAGCGGAAGAAGAGATAGACTTCTTTGAGGATCCCGACAAGGCTATCGACAGGAAACTCGCCAACCACCCCAGCGTAAAACGTGCAGAAGCAGCAGCTTTGAGAATGGAACAGTCAACCGCTCAAAGCCAGCTAGTTCGTAAACACGCAGATGCGGCACAAGTGATTCAGGATACTGCGTTTCTTGAGTGGGTTAAAGGCTCTCCAGTTCGAACACGCTTGTTCCGACAAGCCCACAGCGAGTACAACTTCGAAGCTGCCGATGAACTCATCAGCACTTGGAAGGAACGGAAGCAGATTGCACAGCAAACCGTAGCAGTGGAGAAGAAGGAACGGACGCAACAGGTGAAGGCAGCCTCGACAGGCAGCGCACCGGCGTCTTCAGGAGGAGCTCCTCGTAAAATGTACCGTCGTGCTGACATTATACGTCTCATGCGAGACGAGCCCGACCGATACCGTGCTCTCAATGATGAGATCATGGCGGCCTACGCCGAAGGACGGGTTATATCATAACCTTATAGAGGAATTTTCCAATGGCTACATCAACTTTCCCCGCAATGGGCGGAGCTGTAGATAACACATCTGCGGCTACGTTCATCCCCGAAATCTGGAGTGACGAAATCGTCGCTGCCTACGAACTCAACTTGAAGATGGGCACCCTCGTCTCTAAGATGCCAATGAAAGGCAAGAAGGGCGATACCATCCATGTCCCTAAGCCCACCCGTGGCTCTGCTTCTGCTAAAACCGAAGGTGTTGCTGTTACTATCCAGAACGCAGTTGAGTCTGAGATCGTAATTAGCATCAACCGTCACTTTGAATACTCACGTTTCATTGAAGACATCACTGACGTCCAAGCCCTATCTAGCCTCCGTAAGTTTTATACTTCTGATGCTGGTTATGCTCTAGCCCTTCAAACCGACACCGATCTGCACAACCTTGGCACTGGCCTTGGCAATGGCACTTTGGATTTGGCTCCTGATGGAACTGGCGCTGATTGGGTTAATACTGCTTGCTACTACAGCAACGCCGGAACTGCTATCGCAGCCTACGCCGTTGACACCGTAGCACCTGGTGACGACTTCACCGACTTCATCTTCCGTGCTTTGATTCAGAAGATGGACGACGCTGACGTTCCTATGGACGGTCGCTCCTTCGTAGTACCACCCTCTCTGCGTAATGCAATCATGGGTATTGACCGTTACGTGTCTAGCGACTTCGTAAACGGCAAAGGCGTTAACACTGGCAAGATCGGTGAGCTGTACGGTGTAGACATCTATGTCTCTGCCAACTGCCCAGTGATTGAGACAGCTGCTGCGTCTACGGCTAGTGCTGTTGACATTCGTGGAGCCACTTTGCTGCATCGTGACACTTACGTTCACGCTGAGCAGATGGGTGTTCGTTCACAAACTCAATATAAGCAAGAGTTTTTGAGCAACCTGTTCACTTCTGACACACTGTATGGCGTTCAAGTTATGCGCCCCGATGCTGGCTTTGTTCTGGCAGTAGAAAACTAAGGGTGATTAGCTCTTAGCATACTAAGCTCGGCGTCCTAGTGGCGTCGGGCTTTCTTTATTTGTAGAAATAGGATGGTAATATGGCAACAACGATAGTAACAAAGCATAGCGCGGTTGCTGATTCTAAGCCAACCACTAGCGACATAGTAGCCGGAGAAGTGGCAAGTAACGTCACAGACGGACTACTCTACACCAGAGACGACAGCAACGCCATCATCACCTATGGTGTTATTAAAGCTGGCGCAGCAGATAACAATACAGCCCGATTTGACAACGTGTCAGGTACGTGGCTTCCAAACGCCAACCTCACCGTCACAGCCGCTGGAGCTGTAACCGCTGCTAGCAACATCATCGTTGGTGGCACTGTGGACGGCAGAGATGTAGCAGCAGACGGCACTAAGCTCGACACTGTTGAAAACAGCGCAGACGTCACAGACGTAACAAACGTAACAGCCGCTGGCGCGCTGATGGACAGCGAGCTTGCAGGTATAGCCGCAGTTAAAGCCACTACAGCCGCTTTCCTAATTGCTGATGAGGCTAAGCTGGACGGCATTGAAGCCTCAGCAGATGTAACCGATGCTACCAATGTCACAGCCGCTGGCGCGCTGATGGATAGCGAGCTTGCCGGGATAGCGGCAGTGAAGGCTACGACGGCAGCATTTCTAATTGCTGATGAGGCTAAACTGGACGGCATAGAAGCCAGTGCAGACGTAACAGACGCTACGAACGTAGCAGCAGCTACAGCAGTTATGGAAGGAGATACAACCACTGCTGCCATGTCCTTTGTTATTGATGAGGATAACATGGCTAGCGATCTAGCCACTAAGCTGCCTACGCAGCAGTCAGTTAAGGCTTATGTTGATACAGAGGTTGCGGCTGCTATCA